CCTGAGGTCGGCATCCCCGAGGTCGGCACCCCTGAGGTCGGCATCCCTGAGGTTGGCACGCCCGAGGTTGGCACCCCTGAGGTTGGCATCCCCGAGGTCGGCACCCCTGAGGTCGGCATCCCTGAGGTTGGCACGCCCGAGGTTGGCACCCCTGAGGTTGGCATCCCCGAGGTCGGCATCCCCGAGGTCGGCATCCCTGAGGTCGGCACCCCCGAGGTTGGCACGCCCGAGGTTGGCACGCCCGAGGTCGGCATCCCTGAGGTTGGCACCCCTGAGGTCGGCATCCCCGAGGTCGGCATCCCTGAGGTTGGCACCCCTGAGGTCGGCATCCCTGAGGTTGGCACGCCCGAGGTTGGCACCCCTGAGGTTGGTTTTTAATTTCACCCACTCAACCAGGGCCATTGCGAGCGACGAAAAATCGCCCTCAATCATGAGTTTGGATGAGTCCCAACGGCTGAATATTTGGATTTTCATTTTGTTGTTTTGGTTTACTGAGATTTTTCCACGTCGGCAAGCAGGGCGCGGGCTTCATCAAGTTCCAGCAGCCCGTCTCCGTCCAAGTCCTCAACGGCGTGAATCAATCTGCGCACCATCTCCACCAACTCCCCGGCGTGCGTCTCTTGCTCAATTGTCTCTGCCGCTGACTGTTGCCTAAATTCCCGCTCGTTGCGTTCGGTGATCGTCCACTCCGGTCCAAGAGGCGGCAAGATCATCGCCGCCGCCCTTCGCGCTCCCGGTGAGGGTGTTGGAGTGGGGATAGCCACACAAAAATCGCGGTGGCAAATGTCGCACCGGAATGGAAGCCGGTTTCGATTGTTGGTCTCCCTAACGTGCTCGCTTTCGCCGCACTTCGGGCACGGTGGTTTATTTTCAGTTTTCATTTTGAATCGTGATTATCCCTTGACAACAGGTAATGTTGAGGGCATATTGTTTGCATGAGTTTTACGTTAAATGACTTCCAAGCCCAGTTCCCCGATGAACGGGCCTGCCTTGATTATTTGTTCTCCGTTCGCTGGCCAAACGGCGGCACTTGTGCCGAGTGCGGCAAGAAAGATTGCTTCTATCCGATCTTGAAACGCCGCTCTTATTCCTGTTCGTGGTGCGGATTTCAAGTCTACCCCACGGCTGGAACGATCTTCCACAAGTCCACCACGCCGCTGGTGTCGTGGTTCTTTGCCATGTTCCTGATGTCCACGTCCCGCAATGGAGTTGCCGCGAAGGAACTGGAACGCCAGCTTGGCGTGACGTACAAGACGGCTTGGCGCATGGCCCATGAAATCCGCAAACTGATGGATGAAGACCCCGGCAAGCTCAAAGGCGAGGTTGAGGCGGATGAAACCTACATCGGCGGCATCCGGCCCGGCAAGCGGGGACGCGGAGCCGCTGGTAAGACTCCCGTGGTCGGTATCGTCCAGCGTGGCGGGCCAGTCCGGGCCAAGGCGGTGGCATCTGTCACCACGTCGCAGACGTTCGGAAACATCAATCAGAACGTCGAGCGCGGGTCCGAAGTCTACACTGATGAATTGCCGGTCTACAACTACGTGGGGAAGTTCGGATTCAAGCATGGCGTGGTCAACCATGGCGTGAAGGAATACGTGAAGGGGAAGGCCCACACGAACACCATCGAAGGGTTCTTGTCCCAACTCAAACGGTCGATTGATGGCACGCATCATCATGTCAGTCGGAAGCACTTACAGAAGTACGTGAACGAGTTCGCTTACCGGTACAACCACCGGTTTTCTTCAGCTTCGATGTTTGAGTTGATGTCTGCCCGGACTGGATTGCAGCTTTCCGAAGCAGCTTAAAGAACTGGCGTTTGTTGGTTTTCATAGGTTTATTCGACAGCGCAACCGCAACCACCCCAGTCGTGCTTGTCAAAGGTCAACTGGGCTTCAATCCGCTCCCGAAACTCTTTCATGCTCAACGGTGTGGTCTTAACACCACTGCGGTCCCGCATGATCGTCTGCTTCCATCCAAGGATTCCCCGGAGTCGTTCCTCGTTCTCCTCGTGAAACCGGTAGCGTTCCGGCATCGCTTTCAATAAAAGAGCGAACTGGGCCTGTCCTGACTTGATACAAAATCCGCCGCAGTTGTTGTGATGAAATCCCATGGCGTATAAACGCGGGGCCTTGACGCCCTCGCGTTCGAGCCATTCGATCATCTGGTACTTCTCCATGTACGGCGGCTCTGTCATGTATCCCTCGACCTTCCATGGGGCCTTGCGCTCCCGCAACCTCAAGAGCCGGTGTTCTTCGGTCCAATCCAACCCGAAATGGAGTGTTGTTTCGGATTGCTGGCAGTTCGCTTTGTGCCACCGGTCCAACAATTGACGCTTGAGGATTTTGGAACATGGGTCAAACCGATGATTTCCAAGTAGCCTTTCGTCCTCAAACACCTTCCAGGGAGTCCGACCGTCTGAAATCCTCACCAGCGGTGCTCCCACGTTGACCGCCGCCTGCTCAATGAACCGGTAAAGGTCTTCATCCTCCATCATCGTATCAGCGAATAAAAGAACGGTGCCAGCCGCCCCGTGTCGCTCAACTACACGCTTCGCGGTGGCCCATGAACAGACGCCGCCCGAGAACATCACCACATGTTTTATATTTTCCATGCTTTCACTTTATCACCGTTCGTTACGTGTCGCTAGGGGATATTCACCTTTTTCTTTTGGCTCGGCTTACTGGGCCTGCTCTTTTAATCATACCATCCCTTAAGCACCTCCCATGCCTCTCACTTTTGAGAAACCGTTTCCCTGATCCCCAACACTTTACGCAATCCACCAATTCTCAATCCCGCGAATTGATTCTCAATCCCGCGAATTGATTCTCAGTCTCAAGAATCTTCGCAGGCGTGAGAATGCTCTACACTTGTAAAGGAAACTATGAGACTGGGTCTCAATAGGCCAGCGCACCGGCGCAACAGGTAAACTTTGTATCACGACGATTCCCTTGTACTTTACCGATAAAGCTCATGCTTTGTACCGCAAAGTTGCAACAACAGGCTTGATAGGAATACACAAAATCTCCCCTTATGATCCCCTCCATTTTCTTTGCCGGTTTCTTTTGAAAACAAGTGTTTCCCGACAGCCGAGCTTGACACGGTACAAACCAGATGGTATGGGATGCTCAATGAGCACCGAAACCTTGCAAGCTCCACAAGACAGCGAGATTGATCTCTCACCCGAGCTTGCTGTGCCTGAGCGCTCAAAGGTTGGCCGACCTGCCAAAGTGACAATTACTGAGGCAATGGAGATTTTTACCGAGATTGCACGAGGAAGACCTGCAGCTTGGGCTTGTGCTCAACGAAACATCAATGAATCAACCTTTTTCAAGCGGGTAGAGCGGAATCCCCAATTTGCCAGTCTCTACGCGCAGGCGCGAGGAGACTTCGCAGAATCAGCCCAGGCTCAGATGCATGCCGAGCCCAAAGGCCATCGGGGGCTTGAATTCACCCTTCGCTATCACGCTCCCTACCGCGAACACTTCCACGAGGAAATCCAGGTGGACCATCTGGTCAGCGGCTCGATCTCAATCTCGGTTTCTGATGCTGAGGCTCAAAGAATCCGATCTCTCATGTCCGCGAAGCCGGTGCTGGACGTTACGCAAGAGTCGGCGCAGTTAACGGTAAAGTAACGATAACGGTTATTGTGCGAAAACACGGTTCCCCCAGAACGCCGGCACCCGGCTGGCTGCTCGACCTGCTGCCGGAGTGCGCGGATGGTCGTGACCGCCGGCAGCGGGCCTACGTGGTGCCTTGTCGCCTCGGTCACAGGCCCACCCCCACCCCTACCCCCGCGCCACCCCGGCGAGCGTGTCAGGGGGCACCTGAAACAAAATTTTAATTTTTCATGTCTCGAAAGGTACATTCGTGGCACGTGTTCAAGATCAGGAAGGAATATGCGCGAACGCGAGTGATTCAGGATGGCGAATTGATGGTGTTGGAAACGGATTTGAGTCATGTGGGTGAATAGGAATGTCCGGTGGAGTTTGAGGAACACATCCGGGAGATAGCCGCGCCGTTTGGCAACAAGGCGTCGTGGACGCATTTGATAAACTACGGGAACGGAACCACGTTGGTTGTGGCACCGCCGACACAATAAAACCCTCTTTACAACCGCCGATGGTCTGGTAGGTTTTTGGGGATGAACGCACAACCCGCGAAGAAAGTTGCGCCTGACTGGACGTTTGATCTGGACGCGGAGGTGGAGAAGCTGGGTGGTGGGAAGGTGGTTGGTTTTGATTTTCAAGGACAGGTTGCGGAGGTTGAACTACGCGGGGTGAATCCACCAGTTGATTCGGAATGGGAAACACCGCCGAAACTTCACGGGAAAGAATGAAGCTGTTTCCAAAACATCAAAGCAACTGCATCCGCTGGTATCGGAGGCCGATCAAGCCGCACCCTGCCGAGATTCAGGAAGCTATTGACTGCCTTCGTCGTGAGATCGGGAAATATTGCGACAAGATGAAGGCGGAAAGGATTGTGAATGCTCGTTGAAACCACAGTGCTGGGAGAAAACGAAGGGTGGCTGACGTGGGAAAACATCAATCCGCGCAACGGAATTTCTGGAGGGTGGATTGAATCGGTTTTGCCTTATTTTAAGGCGAAGTTTCCCACGGTGCCGCAAGAGAGGATTTTGGGTTGGTTGAAAGATGTGACTGTGGTTGACCCGATCAATCCTGAAAAATCGGAGGGTTGGACGGCCACGGCTTTGTTTACGTGGCTTTTCCACAAGTGTGTTGAGCATCAGGAAATGTTTCAGGCGGAAACACCCGAAGAAGGCTTGGAGGCGTCGAGATGAGTTCAGACCCAAAATGGATCGAGCGCGCGCACTTGAAAAAAAGGGCGTTGCATCGTGAACTTGGCGTGCCTCAGGGTCGTAAGATTCCCAGTGCAAAACTTCATGCGGCGATGGCGCGGAGCGGGATTGTGGGGAAACGGGCGAGGCTGGCGAACACGTTGAGGGGGCTTCATTGAGTCCTTTTTATTTGTGATGAAACGTAAATCCACCAAGCTTCCGTTCACACGTGCTCATGCCGTCAAGGCGGTGAAGTTGCTTCGCAAAAATATCGCTCCATGGCAGGAGTACTCGGTTGTGGTTGCCGACCCCAAAACCGGTGTGGCGATTCTGCGAAAGATTCACTGATGGCCAAGCCGAAGACCACCACGCTGGATGCGAAGTCAATCGAGTGGCTTTCGGTGCCGTCGAACTTCATGCGCGGCAAGCTGGGGATGCCGCTGTACCCCGAACAGTGCGAGGTGGCGGATTCCATCATGCCGGACGGGGCGCGGGTGACGGGCAGGTTTCCTAACGAGTACGGAAAGACTTCGTACATCATCGCGGGCTGGATTCTCTGGCACATCACTTTTTTTCCGAAGGGGATTGCCCTGAGTACGTCGGGGGCGTGGCCGCAGATCACGCATCAACTGGTGGCGGCATTGCGTCGGTGGATGCCGTGGTCGTGGGAGAAGGAGGGATACCGGCTCAACCAGGACTCGTTGATGCGTCCGAACGGGACGGCGGGCTGGGTGGGGTTCTCGACGAACAATCCTGGATTTGCGGAGGGGTATCATAGCAACGGGCCGGATGCGCCGCTGTTGTGCATTGCGGACGAGGCCAAGACGGTGCCGGACGAGATCATTGACACCATGGAGGACCGGTGCCGCCCGAATCGCATGGCTTTGATGAGTTCGTGTGGCGGGACGGTGGGTAGGTTCTACGAGAGCCACACGAAGAATTCCGCTTTGTACACGGCGCGGTTTCACCGCTCGGCGATGCAATGCCCGCATATCAGCAGGGAGAACATCGAGCGGACGATTTTGAAGTACGGCGAGAATCATCCAATGGTCCGAAGTTCCATCTTCGGCGAGTTCATGGAGGCGTTGGAAGGCGGTTTGATACCATACGCGGCGGTCGAGAAGTGCATGATGGAACCGCCGGATTTCAACCGCAGCACCGAGCGTCATGCCTTTTTGGACTTCGGGGCGGGCGGCGATGAAAACGTGCTGGCGTTCAGGCAGGGCAACCGGGTGAAGATCGTGGATGCGTTCTACGACAAGGACACCATGAGCGCGTGCGGTCGGCTGATAATCAAGTTGAACCAGTTGAAACGGGAACACGGATTGAAGCCGGAGGAAGTCGAGGGGGACGCGGACGGTTTGGGAATTGGGTTCTGTAACCGGATGGCCGAGATGGGCTGGCCGATTGTGCATTTCCACGCCAATTCAAGGCCGGTGGAGGGCAGGCAGTATCATAATCGAAGCGCGGAAGTGTGGGCGTCTGGTGCGGACCAGATCAAGGAACACCGGATCATCCTGCCCGATGACAATCTTCTCAAGGCCCAGTTGATAAACCGGACCACCAAGCCTCGCAGTGACGGCCTGATTCAGCTTGAGAGCAAGGAACAGATGAAGCAACGACGGGTTGGTTCACCCGACCGGGCGGACGCAGTGCTGGGCGCAATGGCTTCCAGTCCGTTCACCGGATTCACCAGCCTTCAACAGAAAAAGGAATGGGACATCTTCGGGCGGGAGGTTGGGGACGACCGTGAAGTTTTGGCCGGCTGTCGGGACTACGCGGGCGGGTACGGGTTAACGAGTTGAAAAGAGGATAGTTTCTTACCACATACCGAACGGTAGTGTGGATACTTTCTTTCCACATTTCCATTGACAGGCCGTTTACCGAGTGGTAGACACCTGAAAATGACATCGGACCATCCTTCGTTGCAACAACAGCCAAACGGATTGTCTCCGCGTCCCAATCCAGACCTTCCCAAGCCGCCATCGGTTTCCGATTTTGTTCCACGTGGAACAATCCCCGTAAGCTTCACCAAGACCGAGCCTGAATGGACGGGCCAGAAGTGGGAATACTGCCACAGGTCCTCGCAGGGATTGTTGATCGACCTGAACGCTCTGGGAATGCAAGGCTGGGAACTTGTATCGGCTAACTGGGTCAGTGGGTGTTGGTACTACGATTTGAAGCGGCCCATCCCGAAGCCCAAGGGCAACCCGAATTGGAGGAAGAAAAAGTAAGTGCCTGACACGCTCCATGACAAGATTTGCGCCACGCTCAACCAGCGGTTGACGAAGGAAAACCAGTGGCGCATGTACTACATGATGGTGCATGACGGGTTGCCCCGCCGCAACCAGCCATTCCCCAACGCCTCACAGCAACACTTTCCGCTCTGCGACGGCGCGGTGTCCAAGCTGAAACCGTTCTTCATCGGCCAGATTTTCCAAGGCGAACGGCTGGCGGAATTCACGTCATGGAACCGCGACCTGTTGGCGTTCTGCGAGGCGGCGGCGGATTGCTTTTCGTGGGAGGTGCGGGAGAGGTCCAACTTCGCGTACAAGCTCCAAGTCGCCACGTATCACATGCTGGTCTATGCGCGGGGTGTGTTAAAGGCTGGCTGGGACCCCATCCATGACCGGCTGAAATTCGCGGCGATGGACATGCCCTACTTCATTGTGCCCGCCAACTGCGACGATCTGGATGACCCTGAATGCGATTGGTTTGTGGAGGTGGAACACATCAGCGTCGGGACGTACGAACGCAGCCCGTACAATTTCGACCAGAACCCGAAGCTCATCAAAGAAATTCGCGGCCGGCAGGACTACAAGCAGACGCAGATCGAGCAGGAAATCCTTTTGCGCGAGGGTCTGACGTACAGCGTTCAGGACGATCAGATTGTGCTGTGGCACGTTTGGGAGCAGATCAAGGGCGGGTGGCTGGTTCACACGTATTCGCCGCAGAAACCCGGCGTGCAATTGCGTCCTGATTTCCAATGCCCGTACAAGATGCAGGGCCGCGCCTTCCAGCCGTACACTAGCTTCCAGTACGAGATTAAGGATGAAGGTTGGTACTCGCCCCGTGGCGTGGTGGAAAAGCTAGCCCCGTTCGAGGCGAGTGCCACAAAGGTTTGGGACATGCAGATGGATTCGATTGAATTCGTCGGCAAACCATTGTTTTCCAGCGATGACCCGGTGCCTCCGAACATGGCGAATCTCACATTCCGACCAGGCAGCGTCCTACCGAATGGTCTGAAACCGGTCCAGATGCCGGAGGTCCCCAAGGATTTGGCGGAACAATTCAACCAGAACAAGGTGGTGGCCGAACAATACCTGGGGATGCCCGACGCCGGGATGCAACCAGACCCGAGCATGGGCGAGCGCGGCAAGGGCGGTGTGCCGACGGCCACGCAGGTCAATTACGAGAGCGGGTTGACGAATGTTCGGATTGGCATGGACGGGACGAATTTCCGCTCCCGAATCGGGACGGTGATGCAAAAGGCGTGGGCCATCCTGATTGCCCACAAGAAAGAGGCGGTGATGTACCGGCTCGGCAACGCCGTCAAGGAACTGCCACAACAGGCGTTGTCGGACATGTACACCGTGACGCCATCAGGTTCGGCGGATTCATGGAGCAAACCGTTGCGCATCCAGCGGGCGATGCAACGCTATCAGGTGTTTGCGCAAGACCCGGCGGTTGACCACGATCAACTGGTCAAGGACGTGCTGGCGGCGGATGACCCGCGCCTGCTGCAAACCCTGTTCATCGGCACCAAGGCCGGGGAACAGAATGCGGTGCAAAAGACGGCGGTGGACATGCTGCTTTGCCAGACGGGATTTCAACCGCAGGTTTTGCCGGGAGACAACCACCAGATTGCGGTGGAGACGGCCATCCGATATGTGCAAGCCGAACAACACAAGGGTAATCCGCTGACGCCCGAAGCGCACACGGCGATCTTCACTTATATCGGGCAGCACATGGCTTTCCTGCAACAGCAGAATCCCAAGGCGTTCACCCAGCTTCAACAGATTTTGAAACAATTGTCGCAGGCTGGGATGCCGCCGAATGCCGTTCAGATGCCACCACAGGGACAGCCACAACAGCCGGCGCAAGGCGCGTCTCCGGCTCAATTGATGGCAGGAGGTGGGCAATGATCTGGATCGTCGCACTTTTCATTTTCCTGCTGGCCATGATTGGCGTGTTGTGGGTTGCCAATAGCGGGCTACGGGAAGCGGCCAAGACATCTGAAAAACGATTGGACCAGTTGAATTCTGAGCTTGAAAACAGACTGGATCATCTTGGAACGGAAAAGGCCATCGTTGATGAATTCCTACGCACCACCCGCGAAACTGTGCGGTTGAGAAATAACGAAATCGAATCGCTTAAATCGTGCGACAATTTCAACCAGAACGAACCAATGCCGCCATGGGACAGCAACGACGTTTCCGTGCTGGCGGGTTTCCTCAAGTCACAGACCGGCCAGCGGTTGCTGGGAACACTTTCAGCATTGCGCGAGCAGTACGTCCGGGAATCGTTGCATTCCAAGACCAAGGGCGAATTCGCCAGCGGTCGGGCGTCCGGCTGGTCGGTGTGCGTCACGTACATCCGGCGTTCAGCCATCACTTCGGCACCGTCAGAGCCGCAATCTGACGAACAAGAATCCGGTCAGCCCCAACCGATGATGGGGCGTCACGTTCTGACGACGCTGGGCGAATCGTCAAAATGAATCCTACCGCCTAGACAAATATGGAAACCGAAAACCTGACGATGGACACGGCGAACACCGGGGCCGACATGGAAGCCTTCATGGAAGGCATTCAAGCGGACACCGAGACACCCGCACCGCAAGATGTGCGGGCCGTGGACAAGCCGGAACCGGTTTCCGAAGAAGTTTCGACCGAAACACCCAAAGACGAAAAACCCAGTTCAGACACACCCGCCGAACCCAAGGCGGAAACAGCACCCAAGACGGAGGACACCAAGGCACCGGACCCGGAAGCGGAGGCCGAGAAGCAGCGTTCCAAGTACGCCAAAGAGATGGCGAGACGCGAGCAGTCGTGGAAGAAGCTGGCCGATGAAAAGGCCGCTTTTGAAAAATCCCGTGCTGAGATTGAGTCTCAAAAGCAGGAACTCGCCCGGCAAAAGCAGGAGTTCGAGGTCAGCCGCCAGACGCCGCAGTATTCGGTTGAGGACTACGAAAAGGCAGCCACCAAGTTCGAGGCGGATGGCAAGTTCGATCTTGCCGAAGAAGCCCGCGCCGCCGCCAAGGACCTCCGTGACAATCCTCCCGATGTCCGCGCCAGGGCCGCAACCGAACGTCAGCAATTCGTGGCCGAGAACGCGAAGGCGTGGAATGAGGTGAAGGGTGACAAACGGCTGGCACCGCTGGCCGACAAGGATGGGGCGTTCCAGAAGGAGGCCTTGAAGCTGTTTCCGTGGGTTGGTGAAGATCATCAAGGCAATCATCCGATCTGGAAGGTTGCCGCCGCACCGAGGTTCATCGCCGAATTCATGGCGAACAAACTGGAGTCGGCGCGTGTGCCTGAACTGGAGAAATCGTTGGCGGATGCGAAGTCACAGATTGCCGAACTCAAGAAGTTGACCGCCGTACCGGTCGGAGGCTCCGTGCATTCCAAGTCCACGCCCAAGTCTGTCGCTGACATGACTGACGCGGAGGCGGAAGACGCGGTGCTGGCCATGGCCGCGCAGGGCGAATCAATCTTCGGGGGCAGAGGCTTTTAGCGTATGGCAATGCAAACCACAACGAATCCGGCGTCGAACGCGAACCAGATTCAAACATACTTCACCCGGCGTCTGATGACCCGGTTGACGAACGAACTCGTGTTCGCCCAGTGGGGGAAGAAGGAGGATTTACAGGCCAACATGGCCGCGAAGGTCATCCGGTTCTTCCGCACCAACCAGGCGGTTGCGAGCAACATCGCGTCCCTGACGGAAGGCGTGGCACCAACCACGTTCTCCGAAATCGACTTGGGCTACATCGACTGCACGCTGTTGCAGGTCGGCGGACTCAAGAAGATCAGCGACATCTTGCAAGGGATTTCCCTGTTCAACTGGGTCAAGGAAAACGTCGATATTCTCGGCGAAGAAATGGCGTTGAACGCCGACGGGGTTGTCCGTAATGCGCTGGTCGCCGGGATTCTGGCGGCGGCGGGAGGCATCTCGCTCATTGGCGGTTCAACGGGTTACTTCAACCGGTTCGCGGGCGTCCGCAACACCGGGACGGACGCGAACGACTTCGCCACGTTGTACGGGTTTGCGGACCCGAACATGGGCAAGTTCACGCGGGCGGGTGCGCTTTCGTGCATCACCCAGCTTCGCGTTGCGAAGATTCCGAAGATTCAGGGCAGCTACGCGGTGGCGGTTTCCCCCGCCGTGTTGCAGGATGTCCGGCTCGATCCCCAATGGACGCTGGCCGCGCAGTACAACGGCGAAAAGCTGTTCAAGAAGGAGGTCGTGAGCATCGACGGCTGCAAGTATGTCGAGGCCGACAACCAGTTCATCGAGAAGAACACGTACGGCACGTACGACCAGACCGGCGGCATCTACACTACGTTGTTCATTGGACGGGACGCCTACGGCACCCCGCGCCTGTTGACCGACAAGACCGGTTCCTCGCCGTTCAACCCGAGCATTGTCATCCTGAACAAGGCCGACAAGACCGATCCGCTCAACCAGTACACGCTGGTCGGCGTCAAGGCGTTCTGGAACGCCACGGTGCTGTGGGTGGGAAGCTTCTCGCAGACGGACCCGCCCCGTGCGGTGGCCTACCGTTCGCAATCCACGTTCAACTGAACCACCGGCAACAACCATTGATTCAACTGAAAAACCTATGAAGAAAATCATCTCCCTCATTGCGCTGACGTTCGGACTGGCAATCCCCTCGTTTGCGCAGGGCAACAATCCTCTCGCGGCCTTTGCGGTTGGCGGGACGCTCATCTCGACAAACCTCATCTATGCGGTGGTTCCAGCCAACGGGCTGGGAACACCATGGGTGCGGTTCATCAACGCGACGTGCGACGCGGCAGTGACGACCAACAACGCGGCGGCAACGCTCCCGACGAGCGGGGCTGTGCGGTTCTACACGTTGTCGCTTCCGCCCGCCTACGTCTACCAGGCGCAATCGGCGGCAAGCAACACCATCATCCTGAGCGCGGCCTATACCGTGAACTCGAATGACGTGGTGGTGCTTCGGCACCTTGGGACGAACCCCGAGTTGTATGAACGGCTGGTGGCAACGACCAACATCAACACGACGAACATCTCGTTCACCGGGAATACGATCAATGCGTACTCGGCGGGCGACTTGTTCTACATCGCCAAGCCGAAATCGGCCATCACCGTGGGCAATACCACGACCGGTGTTTCGATCAACGGTTCAGGAGGGCCGGTGTGGACCGGCGTGAAGGGTGTTCCAATCCTCATCGACGAGGGTGGGACAGGTACGAACAACCTCTACCTGCATGTGACCGGGACGTTTAACACCCCATAGGGGTGAAGAAAAAACGGCGGGGGTTGCTTCTCACCGGGCGACCCCCGCCAATCCAACCAAATTTATGGACGACAACATGGGCATCACGCCCGACATGATGGACGAGGAAAAGGCGGAAGGCGAATCCGGTTCCGGTGGCGGCGACATGGATGACGGCCAGTTTTGCGTTTCGCTGGAAAACCTCAAGGAAGCAGACGGAAAGGACGAGATGGTGCCCCCGGAGGAAGGCGACGATGTGAATTTCAACGTAGCGGGGAAGATTGTGCGCGTTGAAGGCACCAACGCCTACGTGCAACCGACCGAGATCAACGGGATGCCGGTCAAGCAACCGGATGCGGCGGCACCTGACGCCGGGGCGGGTGAAGATGAATCGCAACAGCCGGACATGTCCAATTACGGAGGATAATTTATGGGACTCAATATTGCGGGTGCGGTACACACCTATAAAACCAATCTGGCCAATTCGGCCAACGGCGAGGCATCGGCGGTCATCGACACGGGCAACGGTCAGCTTGCGCAGGTGACCGTTTACAACGCGGACGCCGCGACGGCTTACCTGATGATTTTCGACAAGGCCACAGCCCCGGCCTTGAACGATGTCCCGGCGTTTCCACCGATTCAAGTTCCGGCCAACAACACGGCCAACTTCACGGCGTATCACGGAAGCAACTATGGCGCGGGCCTGGCGGTGGGATTATCCAGCACCAACCTTGCCTACACGGCGGTTGCCAACACTAAAAAGGGCGTGTTCCGGGTGGACTACTACAACGCGCATTGACCCATGAAAATCCTCAAGGAACTCGGCGTGCTGATGCTGGTCGTTCTTGGCGTGTGTTTCGTGCTGTTTGCGATTGACGCATTCAGCCACCGGGCCTTCGGGCAGATCAATGTGGTGCCGGGCGGCGGCAGTGGTGGAATCAGCGGAAGTAATGGGAGCGTCACGAACACGAAGTTCTACGGGTCGAACAACTACCCGACCATGACGCCAAATACCCCGGCGGAATTCGATGCCAACCAGAATCTCACAAATCCACCGAATGTTGTGGCCGCTGGGACGTACGGAGATGCCCAGCATACGCTTCAATTCCAGTTCGATGCGAGCGGTGTGCCTACGAATGTGACGAGCCTTGCGCTACCATCGGCAACAAACAAGTTCACGGTGAGCACGAATGCGCTGGCTTTGAACACGTTGGCGACGAACGGCGCGAACCGGGCATTCATTTACGCAGGCACGTCGCTGAATCCGAGTGTGACGGATATTGCGGAGATCGACTTGATGGTGAGCGATTTTGCGACGTACACGAACCGTTTTCCATCGAAGGTGCCCGCCAATGTGACCGGGGTGCATTTCTTCGAGGTGTCAGCGGCGATGAATCCGAGCGATGTGTTTTGGTTCACCAATTTGACGACGGGGACTGGGGCGGCGTCGCTGGTTGGAGGGGTGTATGTCTCGGCGGTGGACATCGGCAACGGCGGAGAGGCGAACGTCGGAGCAAACCTGGGCGGCTCAAGCGGTGTCTATGCGAGCAAGACCGGGGTGACGTTGAATTTTAACACTGTCGCTGGTGGGCGCGGACTCACGATTTCCAGTAATTCCAATGTGCTGACCGTCACGCCACCAACGACCACGAAGGGGGATATGTTGGTGGATAATGGGACTGCCCTAGTGAGGGTGCCGATTGGCAGTGATACGCAGGTCTGGACGGCAGATAGCTCGCAAGCGGCTGGTGCGAAATGGGCTACGGCTAGTGGTGGTTCGTCATTACCCACAATCAACAGCACCATGTTGACGGCGGCAACAACTTACACTGGCAGTAATTGGGTTGCCGTCACGAATCTTACGGTGACAATCACGCCATCCAGCACGAATAGCCATGTTTTTGTCTCTTTGTGTTTATATGCCATGGGTCAAAATGGAGTGGCAGCCTCATATTGCGCGTTAACACGAAACGGAGTTGTAATAACTAACGCTTTGGGTGACACGGTTGCATCACATGTTCCAGTGGCCGGATATTCATACGGCCCTGACACCAGTGCAATGACGGAAATGGTTTTAAGATTCAAGGATGCCCCGGCAACCAATGGGGTGACAACTTACGGTGTTGCCGTTTCTTCTCAAACAGCGGCGGGAACTGTATATATAAATCGGACCCAAGTCGACGCGTCCACTCAGGGCAGGACAATCTCAACCATTGACGTACAGGAGATAAACTAATGACATCCGATGAGAAAGCATCAGCCATAGCTCAAATCAACTGGGACGCGGACGCGCAGGTTCTAGCGACCCAGGGCAGCCCGAGCGTCCAGCAGGAGTTGGAGAGTTTCCGGCTTGTCATCAATTGGTTGATTACGCAGCAGAATCTTTTGAGTGCGGCGCAGGCGGATGCGGTTATCGGTCCGATTGTGGCGATCAGCGGACAGGTGGCGACGATCCGGGCGAATCAAGCGGCTGCCATTGCGGCCCTGGGATGATGGATGAGCGACTGGTGGCGTGGGGCCTGAAAAGGGTGCCACAAGGCTAGGCCAATGAGCGACAAGTACGATGAACTTTTATGAGCCGCGAGGAAACAACGATCAACTGGGCCAAGATGGGCGGGATTTGTTTCGTCATTGTGACGCTGGGAAGCCTTGTCATCTGGCTGGCGGCGGTGCCGACCACATTGACGGCGCAAGGCAAGGACATTGAAGCCTTGAAGCTAAAAGACCGGGAACATTCCGAGACTCTGGCCCGGATTGACGAACGCCTGAAACGGATTCAGGACACCTTGGATAAACAGCGATGAGCGAACTTGTTTCAAGATCATTGGCGGCGTGGGCCTACTGGCGGCTGGCGGTGGTCGAATTCCTTTTCGCATCCGTCCGCCCTCTTTTTTCGGCCATTGTCCTTGCGCTGGACGAGAAGGATTGGAATACGCTTACCACGCAAGGGAAGTTTATCACCATACTGATGGTGCTAGGCATCTGGTCCGACAAGGTGGAACCGATCATCAAGGAGGCCATGAAGAAGCTCCGCACGGATGCGCCACTGGACGAAACGACTTTCACGCCACGAGATCAACCGCCGGAACCCCCGGCACAACCACACATAAAAATCGGATGAAAAAACTACTCGCAATTCTCACGCTCGGACTGCTCACGGCGTGCGGCACGGTCCATAACCGGGACACCTCGAAAGACACGATTCTTGAACCGCGTGGAACCAACACGCCCGCACCGGGCTTTTGGGAGTGCCTATTTCGTGGGAAGTACGCCGGGGCAATCCTCATTGAGATCATCGAGGAACACAATCGAGGCGGTGGTGTTGAGGTCCTTGCGGCGGGTGCCATCTCCGGCATGAGCGTCGGTCACGTCAACCCGACGAAGCTGGGCGGCGGTCGTACGGTCGTTGCCAACAATGCGAACATCTCCGTGGACACCAACGCGCCCGCGACGATCAATTCGATGGGGCAGGCCGGTGGAAGCGTGCTTTCGCAAACCATAGGAGCAATCAAGGGTGTCCAGCCCGTCAATCCGACTCCGGTGGTGAAATGACAAATCCACAGCCAAAACTTTCACCCATCCCTAAATCGGGTGGTGGGTTGATTGACCGGAAGCTCTATATGCTTTTGGAGGACTGGCGCGTGGTGGTTGATGGGTTCATCATCACAGTCCCAGCCGGACGGATTACAGATTTCGCCAGCGTTCCCCGCTGCATTCAATGGCTCCTGAGCGACCGTGCCGTGTACAGCAACGCCAGCATCATCCACGACTGGCTCTATTTCTCCGGTGAACACGATCATGAAACGTGCGATGCCGTTTTCCACGAGGCATTAAAGGAGATGGACGGGGCCGGATGGTTCGACCGGACGGTGATGTTTCTCGCGCTCCTCCTATTCGGCGGTGCGGCGTATCGCAGACACCGTAAGCTGGGGCATCCAAACAAAAACCAGAACGTGTTCTGAATCGTATGCCAATTCTTGAGTTCCTCAACACCCGAACTAAGAAAACTGTGTCGCTATACCGAAGTGTTAATGACAAGACGCCCATTCCTCGCCACCTAAAGCGGGTGTGGAGTTCCGCGTCTCCGTACGTCTGGAAAGGGGTGCGCAACCCCGCCGACGTGGACCGTGCCGTTCCTGTGGCGTTGAAGCAATTGGAGGAAACGATGGGCCGCGAGGAAATGGAACGGCAGATCACGTACTCCAAGGAGGAACTCGACCAGATTTGGCTGAGAAATCCTGAACGGCCATTGAAATTCGGAGAGAAGGAATATGACGACGCCTATGAAACACCGCGCGTGTAGACATAAACGGCACGCCGTCAACTCGGTGGCATTCGTGCTCCAAGCCATCGGACAATTGTTCATCCTGTTGACGGTGGCACGAATCAACCACCGGATTCCACCGGAGGGAATGCGCCTTGAGGAACCTTTGGAAGATCACGCGCTGATTTCGCACCTGTCCAACCTTGGATTCCTATTTGTAATCGCCGGTCTGGTCGTGGGTGCAATCTGCCTTTGGAGGGAACACCAGCACGCCAACAAGGTTGATGAAACCGATTACTGACATGAAACGTCAATCGCCATTCTCGTTTTTAATTTCCTCCGTGTTGGCCGCATTGTTTTCATTTCCTATCATGGCCGCCGACATCACGGCGGGATACACGTGGGTAAACGGTGAACTCGTCACGGCGGCGAAGCTCAACACGTTCGGGGCTTCCTCGGTCAACTACAACTACATTTCCAGCAAGTCCAGCAGCACGACTCCGTTGAACACATGGTATCTGCCGTTGTGGGACGGGTCCACGACGCTTTACCGCAGCACGCTCGACAACGCTTTTTTCAGCAGCACGAATTTGATTGCGAACCGGACGTTCACATTGGACACACCGACGAACACCTACATGCTTCAATATTCGGTGGCCAATGGGTACACGAAGATCGACGAGTCCGACGCAATCTCAAATGCGGTTTACAAGCTGGTGGCGACCACCAACCTTTTCGACACGAACCAGTTCTCGGCTTCCGGCGGGTTCATCCACGTGACAGGTGGTGGCCCGCTCACAAATGCCACGCTCTACGGAGGAACGGCATTCACAAACGGCGGAACGGTCATGCAGAACGGCGGAACGGTGTTCACGAACGACATTTTG